TCATTGAAAGATTACGACAAGGATAATATCTTTCTTTTCCTCGAATATTTAACAACAAACCACAAGACTCTTTAGGATCTTGGTCTTTCGCATGAGCAAGTGCAGCTTCTTTCCAATTCATCCGCTTACTGTACCAATAGAAGGAAATTCTGCACGGGTGCATTGACGTTTTGGTACTCTTACTCCAGCAAGATCAAGTACTGAAGCAAGCTCAAAAACAACTACTTCTCTATTCTCACTAGCCTTACGATCAATAGTGTAAATTTCTTGAGGAAATTCTGCGGTTGGATCAGGTGTGCCAAATGGATTTACCTGTATTGAATTTGTAAAAGCAGTTGAAGATGGTTATAAAAGATTATACAAATAGAAAAATATTTTATGATAAAAATAATTTAAAACTAACATCATCATTTATAGAAGATGCAAAATATGTTGCAGATAATATGCGTAAAGATGATATACATGAGTGTAATATATTTAATGTTTCTCCTTATGATGCTCTTATAAAACCAATAATACATAATAATAATGAAACTTATTCTATATCTATTCATAATAAAATTGTTTGTATTTGCGGTACTTCACCTATATCTGATACTAAAATGGGAAGTATATGGGGTTTAGGAACATCAGATATTGATAAATATTTTATATCATGGACAAAAAGTTCTAATGATTTTTTAGATATTATGCAAAAAAATTACTCACAAGTAACAAATGTTATTCCTATTTCAAATAAAAAATATATTAAATGGTTAAAAAAATGTGGTTTTATTTTTGATAAAAAGACATTTTTTAGAAAAAAAGAAGAAATGGTTCAATTTTTTCGTTGCAATTCTTTGCATAATGTTATTTATAATGAAGAATCAGAGCCTGTAACGCATTGAGTGACCTTCGGATAATCACATAGATATGTTAAACAGATAACTCAGAAAAGTAAACATAACTTAATATAGGAGTTTTGCTCATGGCAAACACAATTGATACAGCCTTTATTAAGCAGTTCGAATCTGAAGTGCATCTTGCTTATCAGAGAATGGGTTCTAAATTAAGAAATACTGTTCGTACTGTTGGTAATGTTGCAGGAAGTGTTGTTCGCTTTCAAAAAATAGGTTCTGGTACTGCTTCAACAAAGTCAAGAAATGGTTTGATTACTCCAATGGAATTAACTCATACCACAGTAGAAGCAACAATGTCTGATTTTTATGCAGCTGAGTACATTGATAAATTAGATGAACTCAAGACAAATATAGATGAAAGACAAAATGTTGCTAAATCTGCTGCTTTTGCTCTTGGAAGAAAAACTGATGAAATACTTGTAACAGCAATGGACGCAGGTGCTAATTCAACACAATTACATGATACTGGTTCAGCAGTAGAAAAAGCTGATTTATTATCTGCTTTTGAAACAATGGGAACTGCTAATGTTCCTGAAGATGGACAGCGATATATTGCTATGCATCATAAAGCTTATTCAGATTTATTTTTAATAACTGAATTTGCATCAAGTGATTTTGTTGGAGAACAAGACCTTCCTTTTGCTGGAGGAATGACCATGAAAGAGTTTCTTGGTTTTAAGATATTCTCAACAAATGCAGTAGCTGCTGGTAAAAGTTTAGTCTATCATACTTCTGCTATTGGTCTTGGTATAGGTGCTGATGTTTCTACAGAACTTAATTATGTTCCAGAAAAAGTATCACATCTTGCAACTTCAATGATGTCTATGGGTGCTGTTGTTATTGATGATAATGGCATTTATGAACTTCTTGATAATAATACATAGGAGGTTAAAATATGGCTTATAGTTCATCAGGCTTAACAAGACTTGCAGGGTCATCAGGTGGTAATTTGTGGTGGTATTCAACAACAGATACTATTGCAACTGTAAATAGTGCAAATTATTTTAATGATGCTGCAAATATGTTAGCTGTTAGAGATGTTATTATTGTTTCAGATACTAACACTCCAACAACAAATTTCGTAAGTGTATTGACAAATACTGGAACAGCTGTTGATGTATCTGATGGTACAGCAATTGCTGAAACAGATGGCGATTAAAAAAGGGTAAGGGGGAATCTTTTCCCCCTTTCAATATATGGTAACAAGCACTCCGTCAAACACAGCAGTAGATATATCAAGTCGTGCCTTAATTCTTATTGGTGCTGAACCAATTACATCTTTTAGTGATGGCACAACAGAATCATTAGTAACTTCAAATCTTTATGAAGATATATTACGAACTTCTTTAGTTAATGCAAGATGGCGATTTGCAACAAATCAAGCTGTTTTAAATTTATTATCAGAAGCACCAACAGGTCGATATGATAAAGCTTATCAATTACCAAGTGATAATTTAATGGTACATTCAGTAACAGTTAATGATAATTTAATTGACTATCAATTA